GCAAAAGCTGTTGGTGAAGTAACAACTTTGCTGTTTGTAGCAGCGATAGTACCAAGACCGTCGTAAGAACTGATACCTGAGCTACCAATTAGAAGCGAACGCTCTACAGCGCGAACGTGGCTACGAACCATGCTCTCGTTGATAAGTGGAAGAATTGGCATAATTGCATCTTCTTCTGTTTCGTTAGCTAGGAAGCTAAGAGACATTAGTTTCTTAGTTGTAAGTACTTGCGTACCTAGGTCCACACCACCATAAGGCGAACCTTCTGTGTCACCACGAGTAGAGATGTTACCATGTGGAGCATCCATGCCTGTGTTAGTTAGAGTTTTTGTAGCAATAAACTCAGCGTAGCCTGCGTCAGGCAGGATAGGCATAATCATGCTAGCAGCATTCATCTTGATCTCGCGGAATAGTGGGGCTAGAACAAGATCGTGCTCAATGTCACGTTCAATGCTTGTAGAAACTACTGTTTCATAAACAGCGGCTGTAGTTGCAGCTACACCAAGACCGGACATTGCGTTAACTTTTTCGATAACTTCAGCGCCGAAGGCTGTATTCCAACCTTTGTCCATAAGTAGTCCAACCATAAATGCATCACGCAGTTCTGGCTCAGCAGCTTTTTTCCAGTCCTTAGACTTCTCCATCTGGAAGTTACGCTTAGAATTGCGCAGGGACTCTAGATCGCTAGTATGTTCTACTAGAGACTTTTTCAGCTCTTCTACTTGCTTTTGAGTCATTTCTTCTTTTGCAGCAAATTCTTTTTTGATGGAATCAAGTAGTTTTTCAACACCAGACATACCAGCAACCGCAGCTTTAGCTACTTCAAGTTCTTTCTCAAGAGCTTCTTTAGCTTCTTTATCTGCTTTAGCTTTCTCAGCAGCCTCTACCTCTAGACGCTTTTGCTCAGCTTCCGCTTTTGCTTTAGCTTCCTGAGTAGATAGACCATCTGCAATCAGCTTAGCAATAAGGGCTTTTAATTCTTCTTCGTTCATTTTTGTTTTTCCTTCCGCAGTTACTGCGGCTTTACCATCTTCTGGTAAGGTCAGTGTTTTCTTATACTGACTAAATTGATCAGGTGTAAATGACTTAACAACGTCAAATAGTGCTGACTGATTAGCTGGCACCGATACAACAGATACTTCAAATAGCTCTGCATCTTTAATTAGAAGCCCACCCGTTTCCGAGATATAGTCCGCTTCTTTTGCTCGAAAGCCAACTGAGAACGCTGATAATACACCGTCTTCAATAAGTTTAGCTACATAAGGGTCTGCCTTACTAATATTTGCTGTAATTTCTAGACCATCATCTGTAATACTAAACTCAGTCGCTTTTCCGATTGGTTTATCATAATTATGATTAAACAAAATCATAGGGTTTTTCTTATAATCATCTAGACCACCCTTAGTCCAGCATTCTGGGGCCATGATGTCACCAACTCTATCGGTGTCCTTAGTGGAGGCCATACCCCTAATAGTAATATAGTCTCCCTTAGATTGCACTGACTTAATATGAGTCGTGATCATTAAGTACTTTTTCATTCTGGTTCCTTAGGCCTACCACCTTGGGTAGGATCTACAGCAGATCCTGCTATATTTTGCGGTACACGTAACTCATCTTCTCCGTCTAGAGAATCATATGCCAGTGCTTTTCTACCCTCGTTTACCGTAATAATACCACCATTAACAAGAGTTGAGGCATAAGTAGCAAGTTCTTGTAGTTCAGGCTGTAGGCCTGGAATATCATTATCGGGAATTAGTTTATAACCAAAGTAACGCTCAAATCCTTTTAGCACTTTATCTACTAAAGGTATAATAGTTTCGATATAGAAGAGACGTTGGTTTGGTCGAATGTTAGCGTTGTTGCCACCCTCTAGAAGAATAGGTGGGATACCTAATGAAGTAAGAATAGCCTTTTCTTGAGTCTTAATACCAATATCAAAGTCTAACTCTCTAAAGGTAGTATTACTTAGTCTGTCAAGCTCTAGACCTCCGTCTAAGATTAATGGACGCTTACCACCCCTATCGGGTGAATAAGCGGAGAGCCAGCTCTCTATCATTTTCTCTTTGATTTTTTCGCTTAGAGCATTTTCACTTTTTAAAATGAGTCCTGGAATTGCACCATTCTGAAAGAATGTATCCTGGAAGTTAGTCATTCTAACTAGCAATTTCATGTTTTGTTCAGCTGAGGCTAGTCTTGACGAACCTCTATAAATACTTCTAACCGAATTATCTCTAATATGAATAACTTCATCTGGTCCATACTCAATCGTACCACATTTGTAACCTCTAATATAAACATTTTCATCAGACAGAATATCTGTTAAATGCGCAGGAAGTTGGTAGATATGAATGCCATCAAAGTAAATAAAAGCATTGCCTTCAGTAATAATATCGGTAAAGATTAATCTACGGAAGGAAGAAATATCCTGGAATGGATTGGGCTCTTCGTTAAGTACTCGCTTCACTAGATCCATACGAACATTTTTTCTAGGGGGTACTTTTTGCGCAATCTTATCTTTGTCTAGAATTACATCAATTTGAGAGGCTGCATCTACGAGCATATTAATTGCTCTATTAACTATACCAGATTTTTCGTAATAATTCCAGTAGTTATTAGGTAGTGGCCCTAGGCTTGAACCTTCATTTCTTGCTATAAATGGCTGTGAAGGGTTTAATTTGGTTTGTAAACCAACGCGTTCAAGAATCTTTGTTAGTCTTGACATAGTTAACCCTTTCTAGAAATCTGTACATCGATCCACTTTCTCTGGGCTTTCACGCTTGTTATAACAGGCGTCTTTCCAAATACACTGTGTAGCTGTAAATGATGTGGGTGGCACAGCGTTGCCACATCTTCGTATAACTCTTTATGGTTAGCAGAGATAAACTCTTCTCTAACTTCTAGAACATCATCTATACTAATTATTCGTTTTTTGTTACGTCTACACCACATGGTGAATAAGTCAGTTAAACTAGCAAAATGATGAAGATCTAAGCCCTTGTCGTCTCCGCAGATTTCACATTCTGTGCCCTTAACGTAAGCAGATTTTGCCTTGTCACGAACATATTTTATATAATCTCTCGGTTTCATAATTTCCTATTTCTTAAATTTTAACCTAACATCATTACTTAGTCAAGTTAAAAATTTCATAACTATATTATTTTAGAAGGACACAAAACCAGTAGTAAAACTATAAAGTCCGTAACGAATTGCGTCAGCCATGTGTGAGTATTCATTGTGTAATGGGCGCTCGTTTACGAGCATAGCCTTGGGGTCCCACTGATAAGCCTCTAAAGACTTTAGAACCTCTTTGCAACTACTATTAACAATTAGCCTGTCATTTTCTATCAGAGCGCTAACGTGACTAATACCATCTAGTACCGACTTCTTCGCATTGAATGTAGAAATACTATAATCAGCAGCAAGGTCAGCCCTAAACTGGGCCGCGGAACTGTCCACGTATATAAAGTCTACACCATATTTATCAATGAAATATTGTATAGCCTTAGCGTGCACACTAGTACTTCTAGCATTGTCGAAATATTCTGCTAAGCAATAATAAAGCTCTGTATCATGATCATAAGCAAAAAGTGCAAAAGCCATTGGATCTTTATAACCAACATCCATACCCGCGAACAGATCCATCTTACTAAGATCCAGCGAAGAAAGATCACGTACTTGGGTTTCAAAGTTAAAGTTCCAAATCTTACCCTCGAACATACTGAAGTCAGCCATATATTCCTGACGAAACTCAGCATCACTCATGTTTTTCTTAGCTTCCTCGATATCATCAAGGTCAGCCCGTGGGTTATCTAGATAAGTACCATGAACACTAAACCAGGTTGGAGTCTCATCACTAAATCCACGTTCATAAAATTTACAGAACCAATTATTTTTACCACGAGGAGTACTAATAAAGATAGCTTTACTATTCGGCTTATCTAGAGTAGGGCGCAGTGCTATGTTAAATGCATCTTCTCCAGCACTTGTAAGCGCGGCTTCATCAAAGATAATAAGGTCATAAGAACGTCCAACAACAGAATCAACCTGATTCACAGAACCCATACGAATGGTACTTCCGTTTATCAACTCGATAGTGCTATCTTTAGCGTTATCTTTAATTACTTCAACACCAAAGTGTTTAATTAAACTTCTTTGTAATTCAAATGAGATCTGGGACAAACGATAGTTCGGTGACATGATTAACACGTGCGAGCCAGGAACTAGCGTTACCAGATTTCCAATTATATTAGCAATATAGGTCTTGCCCAAACGACGCGACACAGCCGCACAAATAAAGCGATACTTAGGGTTATTAACGGCATTAATAATAGCAATCTGAGGTTCTAGAGGCTCAATGCCAAGCATGTCCAAATAAGTTTCAATATTTAATTTTAGAAACCTATTTGGATCATAGCTGAGATCGGTTATACTATTACTAGAGATGTCTTGTCTACTTAGCTTCAAGGAGCATTTCCCCTTCTTCTCTGCGTCTAGTTACAAGTCCGTTAAGGCGCTTTCCACCTCCAAAGACATACTTCTGCATACCATAATAAGCATCCGTATATCTCTTATTAATTAAATGTTGTCCTATCTGAGTACTTTTACCATGTAAAGCACCAGGGCCTAAATTAAAGATAAAGGATGTTATCGCGTCATGAACATTTCCACTAGAATATCCTGTTATAGCATAAGCAGACATTGAAGCCCACTTAATATCTTCCAGTAGCCAAGCGTACGCCTGGTCTCGTGTAATTGTCAGCACGCCAACATCTGCCATAGTTATACCAGTTGTATGTCCATAACCAATAGTTGGAACACCCGCTGCATCTAGGTACGCAACTAGGCGCAGGCCTTCGTGACGTGCAATAAATTCCGATAAGCGAGTTGGTTTAAATAGCTTTGGAAGCACCTCAAAATTTGGGGTTTCGATAGGAACTACTTTTTTAACACATCTAATCCTCATGGCTGCCTATTCCGACGATGTAATCTACACCCTCTAATCTGACTGGGAATTTACGGCCTACAAAGTATCCTGTTACACCAGTTTTAGCATTAATTAACTCTCTGATATGTTTACCTGTTTGGCTACTATAAACCTCTTCATCGGTCTTGTTAAAGTCATTAGGCCCCCAAATCTCAAAATCAGATTTTCCATCATAATCTAGAGCGCTAGAGCCAAGATATAGTCTAGCATACCCTATAGACACTCGTACCATTTCATATTCAAATGCAGCTAGACGTTTCTTTATAAACATCACGCCTGGATCCGCATCTACTATTTCTTTTAACAAAATTTCAGGGGGTATAGTACCCATTCTAGCTTCCATTAAAGCTAACAAGGCGTGTTCCAACTCCTGCTCTTTTACTTTTAGACGAGCCTCCATACGATCTGAATAAGCTCGTTCTCTATCTGCTTCTGTTAGTTTAGAAGAACTTTGTTCTTTGGCAGCTTTTCTACGTTCATTCCATAGCCAAGCTATAGCTAGGCCCAAAGGCCCAACTATCTTTAAACCTTCTTCAATCCATTCTCTGTACATTGAACTTCCTATAGGCCTGCCTCACATGATGACATACAATAATATTATAAAAAATAAGAATACCTAGAAAATACCAGGCGACGCTATAAAGAGTCAATAGTGCAACTCCTGCTATAGCAGCTAATATGTAAGCTATTCCGTCGCCGCGGAAAACTGAACTAAGTAACATAGCATTTCTATAAGAAATTGTAATACGATCTAGAGACGCATTATCTATTTTATATGATAGTGCAAAATTATAATAAGATATTGCAAGCATAGTCAAGGCCCAGACAAAAATCATCCTATCAACCTTTTCATTAGCTCTCCATAATTACCTTCGCCAAATTCATTAATTTGTACATTAGTTTGACTATTAGGGATATTTAACTTAGCTTCATCCATTCGTAGGGTATGCGCAAACTTTAATAATTCCATCAGATCTGCTTTTGTAAAGTATCCCGTGTCTGCACCCTCAGCGAGTTTTTGGTCAATTAGGTTATCTAAAACTGATGCTAACTTGAACCTATTTCTGTAACCTGTGTCGAGGTACACCTGAGTTATGTAATCCTTAACATCTTTTTTATTAAG